AGAATCTGGGTTAACATCTGCATCTTTGTATATTTGTTCTATTTCATCAATATCAACTTCCTCATCACTTAATAATTCATTTGATTCTAATTCCTCATTTCCAAAATCATCTGTTGCATCCATTTCATCTGCATCATCATTCTCTTCAACATCATCTTCTGCTTCATCAAAACCACCAACTTGTCTATCATCTGGAGATGAATCTGTCATATCATCACTTGATGGTGTTTCATCATATTTATTATTATTTTTAATAGTAATTGGAACATCACTTGTTATTTTTTCTCTTTGTGTCCCCTTATTGGTATTAAATAATTTTAGTAAATCTAGTTTCTTGCTAGTACTGTAATCAATATCAATTTCTTCCTCAATAATAGCTGTTGATCTACCTTTTTTAATTGTTTTTCTTAATCTTTCATCCTTAATAAGTGCTTCATAACTGTAAATTAATTTTCTTTCAACCAAATTAAAAGATTCAATATGTGTCTCATACCATTCTTTTCCATACTTTTCAATTAATTCTTGCTTCTGTGATGATGAATCCCGAATAAGGTAAACAGATGAATTAATATGATAAGTATTAAAAAATAACATATACCATTTTTGTCCATATTGTGTTTCCATCTTTTTGTATTCTGTCTTGTGAATACCGACAAGAGTGTCATAAAAGCTCAAATCAGAGATCTTATCCAAAATTGTTGAAATCTCCTTGGAAACAGGACCTACAAATATGTAAATGTGGTATTGGGTTCTACGATTGTTATTTTTAAATTTCCATATTATTTTGAGTGGATCCTCCATTTGGAATATATATTATCCCAACAAATAAATTGAAAGGATCTATACTGTGTTTCGCAACATTTTATTAAATTCTAATAGATAATGCTGATCATTATCTATTGGATAGATTTATATCTAAAAATTTATTGAATTGTATATTGATCATCAAATAATCTTATTCAATTGTGGAACAGTACTCTGCTTCATCTTTTCTTCTAATTCATAACAATGATTGATAATGTATTCATCATCTGGATTAATAATGTATTTATCATCTGGATCAGGTATTTTTATAAATGTGCTATAACCATTTATACATATTGTTACTTTGTCCTTTTCTGGTTTTGTTTTAAATCTAACTGTTAGAATGATTTTATCGTGGCGACAATGTAAAATCACATTATTGATAAATGTATCAGCCGACATATCATCATGTTTTACTAATGCATCAAATGGAACATACATTGTATTTTCACTGATAATATCACAAATGCTCATTAGTAGTGTTGTATCATATGTTCTGACCACTCTACAATTAAAACTAATGCAGACACGATCAATATTATCTAATTTTTCATTCATAATAAAAAATCCTTTTGTAATCATAACAGGGAATATATCACGAATATTGATATTGACACTAAGATTATGGTATTTATTAGGTATATCAAGTGCAAGTTGACTTATACCCAAACCAAAAAATGGCACTTTTGACAATTCTAAACGATGATCCATATTCGAGAGAAGTATCTCTTCTACTACCAATTCCAGTGAAATATCTGTATCATTGCAATATTCTATTTTCATTTGGATTTGATTGAGTTTTTTGGTAGAATGTTTATATTTTGGAATATGTGGCAAATGTGATAAATCAATACAAAAAGTATTTTCATTTATTTTCTTTAATTTTGTTATCATCAATAAGTCAAATGATATCAATGCAATTGGTTTATTATCACATAAATATTTAAGAGTTGTCAATTGTTTTAATGCATCCGGAGAACATTTAGCTATTAGTTTTAATGGATGCACAATTTCAGATGCAAAATTTATTTCTGTATAATATGTACTGTCTGAATCATTCTTTACAAATGTTGATACTGTATAACTTTTTGCGGATGACTTTATTTTTTCTTTAAAATTGTTTATTCGTTTAATACTATCGTCACAATCAATGTAGAAATACTGAACTATTTGATAAAGACAAAACCCCCTATTATTATCACTGTTTTTATTTGTAATCTTATCTGTAATCACTTTATTCTTATCTGTAATCACTTTATTCTTATCTGTAATCACTTTATTCTTATCTGTAATCACTTTGTTCTTATCTGTAATCACTTTGTTCTTACATGTAATCATTTTATGTAAACCTTATTACATTTTATCTTTAACTATTAGACTATTGAATCGGTTATCATCAAACCACAATATTCTTCTGGTTGTGATCCAAAATTGATTTTTGTATAGAGACCAATTTTAATTGCTGCATGAGTAATAAATGCAAATATTTTTTTGAATAGTGGACCATGGTTATCATATATTGGACATGCCACATGTGATATTTCATGAAGAACAACATACATCATCAAATTAATATCATGCAACATATTAACATTTTTTCTTGATCTTAAACAAAAAACTATTTGTTCTCCCTTATTTACACTATAGCTGGTGTAAATGCTATCTTGTGTACTTTCTATAATGGTAATACTATTTGCTTTGTTGTATAATCTATCAATATATTGAACATATTCACTATATTCTTTTTGGTCTCTATTTTTATACAAATAATCTGCAAGCATCAATACATTATTTCTCAATCTAGCGAGTACATTTGCAGCCTGTTGCTTATCTGGCACACTTCTGACAAGATAATATTTGCTATCAATATCAGATTTTACGTATGTCATGTCTTTGTAATTATAATAAAAATATGCAAATATAATCAAACAAATGATTGCAAAAAATATTATTATTTTCATCAATGATCTATATTATTGCAGATAAAAATATTGATTACATTAGGAGAGTTTTAACATTTTTAGAAAACTGCACGCTATAAAAATATTTTCTGGGTGTTTTATATAACTTATAAATGGGTAATAATCTTGGTACTCAAAATGGTGGAGGAAATGTAGATCTCGCCACTGAAACATCCTCAACACATATTCAATCAACAATTGAACAATTACTTCGCAATTCTAATAACTCATATTCTGAAAATATGACTTTTGATAGAGATACACTATCATTTGATAGATCCGGATTATCAACTGTGGGTGGATCTGCATTGGGCACAGAATCTTCCCTTTTATCCGAATTTGATCTGGAATCAATCAAAGAATTTAGACAAAATGGCGGCGATGATCGCTTATCTGTTGTCCCCCGCAGAATTAGATATGACACTTCAATCGAAGTTCCACAACAACAACCATTATATGTAAATGATTCATTACGACGCAAATCTATAGTGTTATCTGACACATCTGTTGATAATGATTCACTCAGAGGTGGTGCAAATGGTGAAAGTGACGAAGCCCATGCCCCAGCCCAGATGGATGTTTTCAGTGCAACATCTATTTCTGATAATGAATTCAAAATTCTAAAAGATGTTATTCTCAGAAACTCAACCAAGCCCCAAGCTGGTGGATGTGGCTGCGGTGGTGATGCAGAATTACCATTATCATCCACTTCCCCCCAACCAGTTGACTATAGCGTTTTAAAAGGTGGTGCAGATGAAGACGAAGACACAGATTCAGATGATGAATCCAAAGATTCTGATGAATCAACATCCGATTCCGATGAAGATGACAATGATGCTTCATCAAATTCTGGTACTGATACTAGTACAACAACCGCATCATCACATAAAAAGGCAAAGAAAGATAGTGACGATGATGATGATGAAGATGAAGATGATGAAACTGACGACCCATCTGAACAGGATAAAAAATTAAGCAGATCCAAAAAAACATCAAAGGGTAAAACATCAAAAAGTAAAAAATCAAAAAAACAAAAGAGAGAGATATCAACATCAATGTCAGGTGGAAGTGAAATGAAAATAAATGCCAGATATATGTATACATCGGACAATGATGCACATTTTGGATCGGATAGTTTGTCTGATTATTACAAGACTTTTAAAAATCGTTCGTTGCTGTAAAGCAAAAGAAGGAATTTTAAAAGGCTAGTAATTGTTTAAATTTCAAGACTTTTAAAAATCGTTCGTTGCTGTAAAGCAAAAGAAGGAATTTTAAAAGGCTGTAAAGCAAAATGAACACTAATAATTGTCCAAATTTATATGTAATACTTATTTTATGGCAAATCAATAAAATAAAGTTTACACCACTAATTTTTCCAATTCCAAATCTTTGAGGGCCAATATGTATGTATACAAATGTTTGTATAATTTTGTTGTGTTATTTTTAATAAGATCACTGTAAAATGCGAGAATATGTTTAATAGTATCAATTGTGTAAATCATATTATGGCACATCTCAATGACCAATGGATTACTTTTAAACATGTCTAACATTTGAAGAATGTATATCACTGAACCAAAAATTGTTTGTGATGTGTGAAACATTAATGATTCATTATAAAAGTTTACAATCAACATATATTTGATAATTTTTTGTAAATGGGGATCCCGATCTAGGTTATATGGATTTGTATACATAATTGGAGTTTGAGTTATTAACTTGAATTCCAATATGTCCAATATGCTTGTAATAGCACAATCTAAATCAGTTTCCTGATATCCTTCAATGTATTTTATGATTGATATATCTGTCAAGTTTTTCACATATCTAAACAATGATCTGGCTGAAGTCAAATGATCATTAAATTGACTATTACAAATTGATATTATTGCACAAGCTACAAGGGGATAATATTCAATAGAAATAGTATTACATTTCATCATGACCGCATCAGTATATTTAACCATTAATGCCATTTCAAATGCAGAATAGTAATATTTGGCACACAGATATTCATAAATTTGGAATATTTCAAATCTGTGTAAAGAATATGTCATGTTTATTTTTCCAGCAGGTGGAATATAGTCATCAAGCTGGGTCAATCGTGTTAAATAATCTTTTGATAGAACTGGTGCCAGATATCTGTACTCAGCAAAATATGGATGATCGAGTGCATCAATAGGTGTCAGTCTTTTCTCATGATCCCAAACCAATAATTTACTTATAAAATCACCTAGTAAGGGATCAAGTTTATTTTCAATGACATAATCCATAATATTAATTGGTTCAATAGGTACTATAATTCTAGATGCTGAATGATGTGTACTGTGTGATACCATTGATCCGGGTACTGGTGTTTGTCCTGCGACTGGAACTATTCGCACTAATTTCGCTGTACTATTCACAATTGAAACTATTTGATTCCATATAGTTGTGTTTTGTTGCAGTTTAGCTAAGATCCTTGGATTTGTTGGCATTCCAAGTTTCAAAATAATTTTTGCCAATAAATCCGGAACATCATCACTAACAAAATATCCTTGTGCCTTTATAATCATCTCCATAGCAATTACACCCACGCTCCACATATCCATTGATTCATTGTTATTGTCTAGTTTCAGTGCAATTTCTGGAGCTCTGTACCATAATGTTTGTACTTCCATGTCATTTTTTTTAAAATCTTTTGAATAATTATACAAACTGAGTCCCCAGTCAACTAATGCTACTGAAAATGTAGCATCATCTTGATAAATCATTATATTGCATGGTTTTACGTCTCTATGTAAAATAAACTTATTTTGACCATATGCTAATGCATTAACAATCTCAAATAAAATTTTCTTAATAACTGGCTCTGATATTTCAGATGTCCCCTTGATAACTTGTCTTAAATTCCAATGATATTTTGGCATATCAAATCCAGATACCTTTGGAGACATGATGATATTGTAAATTTGTAAGACTGATGGACAATTTTTTAATACCAACATACTTGAAACCTCATGAATAAATGCCCCATCAAAACTAGGTGTGTGAGCACCAGATGATAATGTGTGTACAATTACTTTTTTGAATGCAGTATCATCACTTGTTTGATAAATTGCTCCATATGTACCTTTTCCTAATTGACAATCTGTTTTAAAACAAATTTTATCACAATATTTTACAAGTGTGGGGAGTGAGAATCCATATGTATCCACTGCAGACACACACATTTCACTAGCTAATGATGATGCACTTACTGAGTAATCATATATTGTATCCGGACTTGTCGGATCTGCATCAGGTGCAGGTACTGGTTCAGTAGATAAATTATCAGTGGCTGCCATATTTGTTTCAACTTCTATAATAGTATTAGTTGTATTTGCTTTATCATGTGGATCATCCATTTTAGCATCACTGTTTCTACTCCTAAAAATCTTAAATAATGATGTTCCCTTCTTTTTCAATTTGGAGCAAATTGAAAATGTCCCTAATTCGGTCATATTGACATACACTTATGAGTAGAATAAAATAAAATGTGTAAACATTGGAATATATTAATCAATTTTTTATAAAGTTTAAAAGGCATCAAAATCAATACATTCATCATCATTCTTTCCTATGAATTGTTTGAATGACTTTTTCTTTTTAACCTCTACTGGTTTTTTAACTTTCTTTACCTTAGAACTTTTAATATTTCTGACTATTTCTTTGGGAGAATCAGATTTGTCTTTACCTTTATGAGAACCATTAATGTCATTTGCAATTTCATCAAAATTGACCAATTCATCAGTTTTTTTTGGGCGTTTCTCAGGTTCAGCATGTTTTATCTTTTTATAAACTTTAGCAATTGTTTCATCTGGTTCTTCATCTACCAACTGATCAAAATTTACTTTTTGATCTTTTTGGTCTTTTTCTTTTTCATTTTTATCTTCATTGAAATAATATCCCATTGGCATCATACATTTCTTTCTGTTTTCCTCCTTGATAATATACTCCCTAAAAATCTGATCTGGATTCTCCAAAATTAATTCTAAAAATTGCATGCATGGTTTCATAATCTGATTAGTAATGTAAAACAGGTAATCCAATTTTAATCCTTTCTTTTTGATATAATCTGGATGTTCAACTCTATCACCTTGCACTTCAATCTCTTTGTCAACCTCAATAAATGCATATGGAATTCTGTCATTGGATTGTGGTTTATTTCCTGGATCTCTTTCAGCCATTCTATCGGCCAAAACAGCATGTACCATGGCATTTCTATTTGCATATTCTGATCTTAATGTCTTACTGATTACAAATTTATCCAACTTATATTTCCCTGTTACAATTTCTTTGAGTGTCTTTCTGGCAAAATTCAATGCTCCCTCTGCCCCTTTGTCCA